GTGATGGGAATAGATCTTGTTTTTGTTGGCATTGTTTAGGACTCCTTTTGAAATTGGATAAATTCTGAATTTGGAACTACATTCGATTCCCACTTAGCTACGGTTTCATAAGACCAGTTAGAGCCTTCCTCTTCCCATGTCCCAGAGAACTTGCGTTGCTTGGTGTTATCTCTATTGAAAACTTTGCTGTCTATCTCGGCTCTAATTTCATTAAGAATGCCGTGCAATGAGTACTCGTCATTTGTGTAGACAGTGATCGTATGTTTTCTCATTTAGTACTGCTCCCCTTCTTTATGCCTTGTGCATGAATACCGAAGGCCAGCATCCTTAGCAGATTGGATTAGCTCATTCTTTTCTTCTTCTGAATAGGCGTAGTCTTCCCATTCAGTAGTGATAATGAACCAATAGAAATTGGGATTGGGATTCGTTGCCTTTTCATATTCCTCTTGGTAACGCTGTTCCAGCTCTTCCTCGTATCTTCTGAGGGAAATCTCATGGTAATCAGACATCTTTGTTACCTATGTAGAGAGCTGAACTAGGACCGTATTGAGTGATAAGCCTGGGCCAAGTCCTAAAGATCAATGCCTTGTTATCAGCATCAGCGACCAAGGCAGCTTCAGCTAATTTTTTAGAGAAAGTCCCTCCATGCCGGATGGCGGTCTGAAGGGTGTTGAAAATTTCGTGTTGAGTCATTTGAATGTTGTAAGTAAAAACTTTTAAGGGATTCAACCTGCTATTAGTGTTGCATATAATCCAACATAATGCAAGGAAATTATTTTTTCAGATCCTCGCAAGCTAATTGGATCTGATGTACCTCGCAATCATGACGGGTCATATCTTGCAAAGTTGAGTCAAGGACAAAATAGAAAATTGCTCCAACACATAGAAAGAGATAAAGATTCTTCATGGATTTGATTCTTGTAGGTTTTGAGAGATATTCCAGACAAGCGAAAAGCGGGCTGTTACACCCGCTCACGGTTATGCAAATTGTTTTGCAACTCGTACGCTCATTTTAGAAAAGTGCTGCGGTGGCGGCTACGAATCCGAGGAGGATTAAAGCTGCGTTCAAAGTCTCTTTGAGATCTTGAATTTGCTTTGCTTGATCTTCAATGAGTGGAACAGCCTCGTCAATGATTTCTTGCTTGGTGCTCCTGAGTGTGATCGCTGTCATTGATAACTTTGTGATAAAGAAATGGACTTGCGTCCATATGAGTAGTGTTGCAAGAACAACAACAGTAGTAAATAGAAAGACCCTAGAATGAAATATTTCTTAACGTATTTACTTCTTGTTGCATTTATGCCATCATACCCATATGGAAACTCCAGTTCAAATATTAATTAAAGAGTTCAATGGTGTTCGGCCCCTAGCTCGTGCAGTTCATCGTGATGCTGCTTCCATATCTCGCTGGCAGAAGTCGGGACTAGTACCTACCAATATGCAAAAGAAAGTTTTAGAAACAGCTTGGGACAACAATATCAATATCTCTGCTCACGAACTCATCTTTGGCAGGGATTGCTAGCTTTTAGTTCATGATTTATTCTTCTAATAATTTACTTCCCTTAAATGACACTAACAGCAGTTAAACCTAAATCAATTGTTGTTGGTGTTAATGATCAAGGTTATCGGGTCGCTCAAGATCACCCGAACCACAACAAACACATAACTCCAGTAGTTGTGGATGCTCTCCGAGAGCTTCACGAAGAATGGGGTATTGGGTACGGCTGTTTATCCCTCATGTTTGGAATCAGTCGTGGCTACATTGCACAAATCTGCCGCTATGAAAAAAGAGTCAGCTATCCAACCCGTTGGAAAACAATCCACCAAAATAGGTAGACCTGTTTCTAAGCCTGATCCTGTAATAGTTGAGCAGGTTTTAGAACACGTTGCTCATGGTGGTACTCTTCGTGCTTTTTGCAGACAAAAGGGCATGCCTTCTTACAGAACTTTGTATCGCTGGTTAGATAAGGATCAGGAGTTCTTGTCACGCTTCACATATGTGAGCAGATTCTTGGGAGCTAGAGCTATTGCAGAGGAAGCTCTTGCCCTTGTAGATACTCCTCCTCCTATCATCGGTGAGGGAGACAATGCCAGAATGGATAATGCTCATGTGAATTGGATGAGATCAAGGTCTGATTTGAGGTTGAAGTTATTAAGCAAGTGGTTCCCGCAGGAATATGGCGACAAGGTTGGGATCGATGCAAAGGGAGATATTAACTTGACTATCTCGACAGGTGTTCCTCAAGGATGAGCAATATAACTCTTGATTACACGCCAAGAGAATGGCAAAGAGAATGCCATTTAAAGAAAGAGAGATTCAGAGTCCTGGCACTTCACAGACGCTCTGGCAAGACTGAGTTAAGCTTATTAGAATTGGTAGATCGTGCCCTTAAGACAAAGAACGAGCTGGGCATGTTTATTTATGTCTGTCCTTTTTTGCGGCAAGCAAAGGCGGTGGCATGGTCACGTCTCAAGGAAAAGATCGAACCACTAAGAAGATCCTCGTTAGTTGATATAAATGAATCTGAACTGAGTGTGAAATTTAAGCATAATGGAGCGATTATTCGCTTATTTGGGGGCGATAACGCTGATGCGCTCCGAGGTTTAAGATTGGATTTTGCTGTATTAGACGAGGTTAGTAATATTAAAGTAGAGCTTTGGAATGACGTAATCCAGCCTGCGCTCAGTGACAGACTAGGAGGTGCGCTCTTCATAGGAACACCTAGTGGTATTAATTTATTTAGTGAGCTGTATTACAAAGCTATAGAGGAAGAGGGCTGGTCAGCGGCAAGATACACGGTATACGACACACAATCGATATTTCCCCAAGAGGTTGAGCGTCTCAAGCGAGACATGAGTGAGACTAGTTTCGCCCGTGAGTATCTATGTGATTTCTCAGCGCAAGGGGACGACCAGTTGATCTCATTATCAGACACAGAGGAAGCAGCTAAACGTGTATATCAGAAGACAGATGTGGAACTTGCTCCAATCATCTTGGGAATTGATCCCGCACGATTCGGTGACGACAGATCTGTTGTGTTCAGGAGGCAAGGCAGGCAAGGATTCAAGCCTGTTATTTATAGAGGGATCGACAATATGGAGCTTGCGTCCAGAGTGGCGAATCTGATCGAGGAACATGACCCTGATGCTGTGTTCTGTGATGCTGGTGCAGGGTCGGGAGTGATCGACAGGCTTAGGCAATTGGGCTACGACATCATCGAGATACCATTTGGAGGGAAGGCAACCAAGCCAGAGCTATTTACCAACCGTAGAGCTGAGATGTGGTGGTTAATGAAGCAATGGATAGAAGAAGGCGGGGCAATCCCAAATGACACAGCACTCAAACAAGAACTAGCAACACCGATCTATTGGTATGACAATGTTGGTAGGCGAGTATTGGAAAGCAAAGACCAGATCAAGAAGAGATTACAGGGCGCAGGATCGCCAGACTTAGCTGATGCATTAGCACTAACCTTTGCGCTGCCAGTAGCCAAGAAGATTCCAGAAGACATATACATCAAAAGGCGTGAAGCAGCCACGAAGAGGGAGGAATATGATCCATACACAAGAGTCTAATTTCGTTCGCATAGCAGAAGGGCTAGATGTCGAGCCACTGCTTGAGTTATTAGATGCCAAACCTGAGTTATGGAAGGAGATAGAAGCCAGGCAAAAGTGTACTAACTCACCACATAAAGATACCGAGTCAATATATGTAAGAGGCCCATTCAAGATGAGTCTTTACTACGTCTTATGGGACACAGGCTCCTACGATTATCCCTGCATGGAATATTTAAAGCCAGCATTAGTGCCATTGATGCGCCCAATATTAGAGAAATTAGAAGTGAAAGATATGGGTAGACTTCTTATTGTTAATTTAAAACCTAGCGGTCATGTGACTAAACATAATGACCAAGGAACGTATGCAGATCACTATTCAAGGTTTCATTTAGTGCTGAGATCTAATGAATGGTGTAATCAAACTTGCGGAGATCAAGAGCAAAAGTTTAAGGAGGGTGAGGTCTGGTGGTTTAACCATAAGAAGCTCCATACAGCAGACAATGTTGGCATGACTGATCGAGTACATATAATATTTGATTGTGTTACTAAATATCCTTTATGCCCAGTGTGACCGTAACAGCAAGCGATGCCTGTACCCTTGATGAAACTAGAGTACCCAAACCGGAAATCAAACTCTGCACGTTAGCTGACATCGAAGGCTACACAGATCATTTGTTTGAAGAGCACTACGAAGAGATTGCTCGGAACAAAGAGATCATGCAGCTGAAGCCAAATTGGCCGATGTACTATTCCCTAGAGGAAATAGGATCATTGTTCCTACATGTCGCTACGCAGGGTGATGAATTCATTGGGTATTCTATTAACATCGTGCAGCATCATTTGCACTATGCCGACTTAAAGTACTGCCAGAATGACGTTTTGTTCATCAAAAAAGAATTCAGAGGCGGTCGCATCGGTTTACGTCTTATGAAAGCCACCGAAAATCATGCAAAATCCCTTGGGTGCAAACTCATGTTGTGGCATTGCAAACCAAACACTCCTTTAAATGAGATCTTGCCAAGATTGAAGTATGGAGTACAAGATGTTATTTATTCCAAGGAGATTTAAAAATGGCAGTCACCGCTATTGTAGCCAGTACAGTTATTAGCGCTGGTGTTTCATACTACACATCACAGCAACAGAAGAAGCAACAGCAGAAGCAATTGGCACAACAAAAACAATTCAATGAAGAAGCAAAGGAAAGAGCGAAGAAAGCTGAAGATCGTGCAGATATAGAAACGAACAGAGCAAATAGAAAGAGAGCAGATGTTGCTGCCATCCAATCGAAGGAAGAACAGTCGGCATTATCAGGACCTGCGGGAACAATGCTTACAGGGACTCAAGGTGTAAACCCAGATGATTTGACTTTAGGCGGCAACACATTATTAGGTGGCTAACCAATGAAAACAAAACGTGCAGACCTGTTAACAAGGTGGGGTCACCTAAGAACCGAAAGAGCTACATGGTGGTCACATTGGCAAGAAGTTACTACTTACTTGCTACCAAGGAATGGACGTTATTTTGAGCAAGATAGAAATAAAGGGACTAGAAGGCATAACTCGATATATGACAACACTGGAACCAGAGCATTAAGGACATTGGGTGCTGGCATGATGGCTGGTGCTACATCTCCTGCAAGACCTTGGTTTAGATTAGGTACTGCTGATCCAGAACTGAATAGATATGCTCCTGTCAAATTGTGGCTGAATGATGTAACAGAGCGGATGCAATTGGTGTTTCAGAAGTCCAATACATATAGAACACTGCACAGTATTTATGAAGAATTGGGAGCATTTGGAACAGCAGGCTCCATTATTCTTCCTGATCCAAAGACAGCTATTCATCATTACCCCGTAACTGTTGGTGAGTATGCAGTAGCACAAGATTATCAAGGCAGGATCAATACTTTGTATAGAGAATTTCAGAAAACAGTAGGCGAGGTGGTAAGCGAATTCGGGTACAAGAAGTGTTCAACGTCCGTTAAGAATCTGTTCGACAGAGGCAACCTTGATGCATGGATCACAATCATTCATGCGATAGAACCTCGTGAAGATAGGGAGCGTGATTTCAAGAAGAAGGACAATATGAACATGGCATATAAGTCTTGTTACTTTGAAT